ATCAGACGCTCAGCACGATTAGTCACTTGGCGATACCATAGTGAATCACGACCTTCGACTGCAGCTTCTTCCCAATTATGGTCATGAATAGCTGCGTTGAAGTTTTTAAATTTTGAAAGGCGAGTACGACCCATGTTAAACATCATGTTAACCAAGATTTGCTGGACTTCGTCTGGTAGGTCGTTAAAGTTCCCTCTGCCGTATAGAGCGTCACACTCTCCGATGGCAAGATCAAGGTCTGCTTCGAAACACTCCTTAACTCTTTGCTCCGTAATTGGAGTTCCAACTGGTTGTCCGTTCTCCGGGTCACTTTCGAGGACAAGGTGACCAACTCCAAACGTGGGGTAACCGAGGTGATCGTTGTAGATGACATATTCGACTCCTTCGTCGACCTTAAGTTGTTCGTATACAGCTTCACGATTCATTTACTTTTCCTATATTTTATGGTAGAATGGTTTACATGATGACAGAATTTTACACTAACGTTTCGCAGTACGGTAATCATCTGTATGTTCGTGGTTTCAATGAGGATGGCTCGCGAATGCAGCGTCGGTTCGTATATGAACCCTACCTCTTTGTTCCATCAACTACAGTAACTGGTTACACAGACATTCACGGCAATCATGTGCAGAAGAAACAATTGGATAATATCCGACACGCACGTGATTTTATTAAGAAGTACGAAGAGGTCGAAGGATTCAATGTCTACGGCCTCGATCGTTATCCTTATGTATTTATATACGACCACTTTCGAAACCAAGAAGTTGACACGAGCAAGATCAATATAGTCAACATCGATATCGAGGTGGCGTCAGACGATGGTTTCCCCGAACCTGAAGACGCTGACAAAGAAATTACAGCGATTGCCATTCGGCGACGTAATATGACAGTTGTGCTCGGTTGTGGTGACTTCAAGTCAAACGACGAGAATGTGTATTACATCAAGTGCAAGCACGAATATCACTTGCTACATAAGTTTCTCGATGTGTGGCAAAATATGGATGCCGATGTGATCACAGGTTGGAATACAGAGTTCTTCGATATTCCATATCTCGTCAATCGTATCACTAAAATCCATAGCGAAGAGATGGCCAATCGGTTATCGCCATGGGGTATCATTAAAGAAAAGCGAGTGTTTAGACAAGGCAGCGACAAGCAATCACAGACATTCCAAATTTTCGGTGTGTCAAGCCTCGACTATCTCGCCATCTACAAAAAGTTTCGACTACAACCTCGCGAATCATATCGTCTCGACTTCATTGCAGAGACAGAACTCGGTACTAAGAAGATAGACTACAGCGAGTATGGTAATTTGCACGAGCTGTACAAGAATAACTATCAAAAGTTTATCGAATACAACATTCGTGACACAGACCTCATCTTCGACTTAGAAGAAAAACTCGGCTTCATCGAACAGATCTATGCGATTGCATATGATGCAAAGGTCAACTACAATGACACTCTCGCTACTGTTGGTATCTGGGACGTGATCATCCACAATTATTTGATGGATCAGAATAAGGTCGTATCGATGAAACGACCGCCTAAATCTGATCGTATGATCGAAGGTGGTTATGTCAAAGAACCTATCGTTGGCATGCACAAGTGGGTAATGTCATTCGACCTCAACTCTCTGTATCCACATCTTATTCAACAATACAACATCTCGCCTGATACTGTAATCAACAAAACAGATGACTTGTTTCAAATCACCGCGAAAGCAAATGTCGATACAGTACTCAACGAAGAACTCGACTTGACATCGCTCAAAGAATATCATGTAACTATGACACCGAATGGCAAGATATATCGTAAGGATTATCAAGGTTTCTTGCCTGCACTCATGTCTAAAATGTATGACGATCGTGTGTTATACAAGAAGAAGATGTTCGAAGCTAAATTGGCAAATCAAAAGAATCCATCACGTGAACTCGAGATTGACATCAGTCGATACCATAATCTACAACATGCCAAAAAGATTCAGCTGAACGCAGCTTATGGCGCACTTGCCAACAAATACTTCCGATGGTTTGATAACGAGAATGCCGAAGCCATCACCATGGCTGGTCAGTTGTCGATTCGATGGATCGAGAAGAAACTCAATGCATGGTTGAACAAGATACTCGAGACCAAAGGTCGTGACTATGTAGTCGCGATCGATACCGATTCAGTATATGTGTCATTCGATAAGATGATTGAGCTAACACAACCAAAAGATCCTGTTGATTTCCTTGACAAGATTGCAAAGCAACAAGTCGAAATATTTATCGACAGATCATATCAAGAACTTGCCGATTACACAAATGCATACGCGCAGAAGATGATCATGAAACGTGAGAACATCGCTGACAAGGCCATATGGACTGCCAAGAAGCGATACATCATGAATGTGTATGACTCCGAAGGTGTACGCTACGACGAGCCTGATCTCAAGATGATGGGCATCGAAGCTATTCGATCGTCAACTCCTGCGGTATGTCGTGAGTACATTAAGAAAACACTTGAATTGATCATGTCTACTGACGAGACTACTGTACAAAAATATATCGCAGACATTCGTCAAGAATTTAAGACATTGAAGTTCGAGCAAGTTGCTTTCCCGCGATCATGCAACTTTGTCAAGTGGGAAACTAATCACAAAACTGGTCAACGATATCCTGGTACATATGCTGACAAGGACACTATTTACAAAAAAGCTACACCGATTCAGGTCAAAGGTAGTTTATTGTACAACCACTATTTGCATAAATATAACCTAACTAAAAAATACGAGGAAGTCAAAAGCGGTGAGAAGATCAAGTTTAGTTACTTGATCAAACCGAATCCATTCAGAGATACAGTGATCTCATGTCCTGACGTTTTACCTCATGAGTTTGGCCTCGAAAAATATATTGACTATGATACACAATTTGTGAAAGGTTATCTTGATCCTATTGAAATTATACTACATGCAATCGGTTGGAAGTCTGAGAAAATTGCTACGCTTGAGGATTTCTTTGCATGAAATTTCCGCATATCATTAAAGATTTTGCTACAGATAAAGAGCTTGACATCTTATATGAATTTTCTTCGACAACTGATTTGTGGTGTTTTAGTGGTGATGAAAGGTGGGATGGTAGAAATTGTTATCTAACCGAATTGATAGATCAAGTAGGTGTTGAATCTCCAGCTCTTAAAACTATGGTTGAAGTGTGGAGCAGATGTGAGGATTTAATCAGAGAAGAAGTGTCTATGGATATACAGCTCGAGTGTCCACAATTCACGAGGTGGTTTCCTGGAGATGATATATGGCCATCACATGCAGATAATTGCCATCCCGACGGTAAACCAAATTATTCTCCACATCGCAGTCACGGTATGGTAATGTATCTTAACGATGATTTTGAAGGCGGTGAATTAGTATATCCAGATTTTGAGCTTACTGTTAAACCAGAAAAAGGTATGATGTGTATACATACAGCAGGATGGGAAAATAATCACGGTGTAAGACCGGTAGAGAATGGATTTAGGCATACGACCGTATCATTTGGTACAATGGATGCAGACTTCATAGTCGAAAATCAAGGGAGCATGCTAAATGTCTACAGATAAACAAGCTATTAACTTAGAAGAATTTGATTTTGGTTTCAGTTTGGTCGATGCAGATCAACTTGATGCCGTACAACAAGTTAAAACGGAATTATCCAGTACAGCGACGGAAGTTGCAGAATGGCAAGCACAAGCAGATCAATGGCGAGTGAAGGCTCAAACTATATACAACGCTGTACAACCATTATTGAGTAATCTCAGTAAAGAACCTGAGAAAGAATATATATTATGGCCAGGTACTGATCGAGTTAATAAGATCAATGCCTTTAAATTAAAACTGATGCAAATCCTGGAGGATTAAAATGAAATACTTAATGTTGCTACTTGTGGCCTTTACATCGTTGGCTACCGCTCACACCATTACGTACGACAATGGAGATGTTTATACTATAGCTGACGACGAATATGTTTTCGTTGCACAAAAAGATACACTATGGGCACAACAAATTCATAACAATGGCAAAACTGTACAATTC